ATTAGATTTAGCCTTCTTTAAGATTCTCTGAATAATGTGCGTCAAATGTGCCACCGGGGTAGCGACTTTCTAGTTTACGCACGTTTTCGTCAATAACTTCGTTAGGGTCAATGTTCAACGCACGACAAGCATTGATCCAGTACCACATAACATCGCCGAGTTCACGTTTCATGTGAAAGACTGCGGCGTCATCAAGAGGTTTGCCTTGGAAGATGATCTTCTTGGGCACTTCGATGAACTCGCCACTCTCAGCCGCTAAACCGAAACATGCTGTGATAAGCAACGGGACGTTGATATCAGGACCATGTGTGCTTGTTGTTGAGTCAAAGTTGCCGTCGAGTTCATCGAGGCGACTCATAAATGTAGTCAAGTCATTGCTTGCGTGGCTTGTTACAGCCTCTACAAATTGTTTGTATTTGTTTAAATCAATATTCATTAAAATGCTTTCAAAATAATCATTCCCTCATTAAAGCGACCATTCGGTGTCGTACTGACTGCTTTAATATCGTTAAAGTATTTACGAGCCGCGGGCTTGCTTCCCATAATCTCTTTAACCTGTTCACCCGGCTTACGCAGGGTTTTAACTTCTGACTTTGTAGTATCAAAGCCCAATAGTGTGTTACCTTTTACAGTAAATGCCTTTGAATATTCATCGGCAATGTAGTGATGCAATTTGCGTTTTGCAGTGTCATAGACCCATGCTTCGCTTGCACCATGTAATTTTACAGGACTGATAGACACCAAGTCAAGTTTACTGGCTGTATCTTTGAATGTTTTCAAGTACTTGAGTTTAGCCACAATCTTTTCAACAGGCACAGCCTTACGTTGACGAGGGGCTTTGCTTGCTTTCTTGACCGAAATGTATGCATTCAAGTCTGTCAATACTTGTTCAATAAATTTGACAATGTTTCTTACTTGAATTTTTGTGAGGTGACTATAGCCCTCAATCAATTGTTTATCTTTGCCCTCTTGTAGGTCAGCAAATTCTGTTTGCTTTCGCTTCCAAATCTCAGTAATCAAACTGATATGCTGTGGCATAACATTGAATTTGGAAACAAGATCCATCGTTTTAGCTTTTGTCTTACCGTCAGTTACGAATTCATCAAACACTGCTTCCAACTCACCTGCGGCATCTTTTGCTTTTTCACGCAAAATGTCTTGAATATTAGGGCGAGTAGAAACTTCAACTTCTACTTTTACTACCTCAGGGGCATGTACAATTTTCAAGAGTCGGCTGATTTCATTAGCAAGGGTCAATTCTTCATGTGCATCCAACTCTAGCCCACGCAATCGCATACGTGCCAACCAGCACAGTGTCATCAAAAACTCATTTTCATGAATTTTGCGCATAATCTTTGCGTCAGCAGGTCTGCTGTTAAGGTCAAGATACTGAGCCATGAGTTCTTTGGCATCTTTCTTTCCGTAGAAACGATTATACCAAGTGAAAGAACGCATCAATGTTACCCGGCGCTGATCGGGATCAGGTTGAACAACGAATAGAGGTTCATCCCCGTAATACTGCACATCTACGTCACGTGGATTGAGTGCTTTAACCTGAGAATGGTCTTCTGAGTTCTTTTTACGTGTAGCCAATCTTTGCTCCTAAGTTACAATGTTTTATAAGTATAACACATCCTCTATTTAATGTCAACTTTACGGTAATGCATACTATCTGTTCTGGAATTAGCGATAAATAACTATATGCCAAGATTATCACTTTACCACCCAGTAAAATCAAACGATTACCGATTCTTTGATAAAACCATTTCGCAAATGTTTACTGCGGGTGCTACCGACCTGTATGTCCATAAATATATGGGCCCTACTAATCAGGGCCCTAGTAACGATTATACACAACCTGAATACGCTGAATTAAATCCTACTAATATACAAGATTTGTTATTTCTAGAGAATAGAGATAGAACATATGATCCAAACGTATTTAGATTACGTGGACATTACAATGTACAGAATTTAGACTTTGATTTAAGTCAGTTTGGATTGTTCTTAAATAACGACATTATCTTTATTACCGTTCATTATAATGATATGATTGACTTAGTGGGTCGTAAGTTAATGGTAGGTGATGTTATTGAATTACCACACTTGTTAGATTACAATCCATTAAAAGAAACTATACCAGTTGCATTAAAAAGATTCTATCAAGTAACTGACGGGAACTATGCAAGTGAAGGTTTTAGTCCAACTTGGTTTCCTCATTTATGGCGTATTAAATGTGAACCGTTAGTTGATAGTCAAGAGTTTAGTCAGATTCTTAATGAACCTATTAATCAAGATAATTATTTAGGCTTATGGGATAAAGATAAAGTATATCCTGCAGGATATTCTATCAGCTATGGTGATAAAAATTATATCTCTAAAATTGAAGTGCCTGCAGGTACATATCCACCCGATGAAACATATTGGCAGTTAGATACTGCACAAGATTTAAGAGATATATTATCTACGTATAATAAAAACATTGACATTAATAATGCTAACTTAGAAGAAGCAAAACGTAATCTACCTAAAGCAGGTTACGACCGTAGTAAATTATATATTGTTCCTACATACGGTGAATTCTCAACTAACAATACATTGTCTGGTAAGAATAATCAACCTGCACCTCCGGTAAATGTAAACACAAATTCAAACGGGGCCCCTATTACAGTCACTGGTACAGTTGCTATGATGCGCAACCCTAAGTACAAAAATCCAAGTCCTGTCATTCGTATACCAAAAGAAGCTATAAAAAGCATTTGGGATATGACGGCTGATGCTGACTTCTCAGTAGATCCAATTGATGCGTTTGTGCAAATGAGTTTAGAAAGCATGGAGCTTGCACCAGAAGCTATTGGTAATGGATCAGGTCCTCTACAAGGTGATCGTATACTAGTTGCTCAATCATTGGGCGTTATCACTGGACCGTACGGTACTGCTGACAACACATATGCAACAGCAGACCAGAACCCTGAATTACCGGGTTTTACCGGTACTGTGTCTACACAAATGGACTTTAGAGCAGACTGTGATCCTGCGTATCAATACATTGCACGTTCAAGTCCTCGAACATTTGGATACACAACAGGTTACTTATCAGGTGACGGCACAGCACCCAATGGATTCCCAACTGGCGCTGGAATTGCATTCCCACAGAACCCACAAGTTGGTGACTATTTCTTACGCACTGATTACTTCCCGCAACTGTTATATCGTTGGGACGGTAAACTTTGGGTTCGTATTTCTGAGAACGTTAGAACAGATACAAGCTTTAACGCATTAAATACTTCGCAGTTGTCCGGCTTCATAAATAATGAACAAGAGACAGTATTGACTAGTGGAACAACAGTACCACAGTCTCAACCATTGTCAAGCATATTACAGTTAACGCCTGATGCTATACCACCGAGAACTAATTTATAATGGCACAATTTTTCTACGACAATCAAATTCGCAGATTCTTACTACAGTTTGCAAGAATTTTTAGTAACTGGCAAGTAACTAAAGGAAAAGATCCGGCGGGAAATGATATTTTAGTTCGTGTGCCTGTTATGTACGGTGATAGTAGTCGCCAGGCTTCAACTATTTTAGCCAACAACAGTGCAAGTAATTTACCAAGTGCGCCGATGATAACGTATTATATCACTGCGTTAGAGTATGACCAGCGTAGAACGCAAGATCCTACATTTGTGGACAGAATTAACGTGCGCCAACGTTCATACAATCCAGATACCCAACAGTACGAGCAAGTTCAAGGACAAGCATTTACAATTGAAAGATTGATGCCAGTACCCTACACATTGCGATTGACAGTTGACTTTTGGACTACTAACTATAATCAAAAACTAGAGTTGATTGAGCAACTAGGTACATTGTTCAACCCTTCACTAGAGATTCAAAGCACGGACAACTTCATTGATTGGACATCATTGTCTGTCGTATACCAAGATGGTCTTACTTTTACTAGCCGTACAATACCACAGGGTACAGGAAATCCAATTGATGTAATGTCTTGGAAATTTTACATACCTATCTGGTTAAGCACATCTAGTAAATTGAAGAAGATGGGTGTTATTGAAAAGATTATTGCTAGTATCTACAAAGGAAAAGCACTTGATGATATTCAAGATGATGATTTATTGTTAGGTACTCGTCAGAAGATTACACCATACGGATACAAATTATTGTTGATTGGCAACAGTCTACAGTTATTACCTGCAAATGAAGCATTCAATCCACCGAATGAGGACTTAGAATTGCCCGCTGCACCTAACACAAGTCTATATTGGACTAGTTTGTTAAACGTATACGGTACTATCAAACCAGGCATTAGTCAGATATGGTTGCAAAATCCATTTATGACTACTGAAATCGTAGGTACTATTGTTCCTGATCCAGTAGATGATAGATTGTTAATTTTTAGCATTGACCCGGATACACTACCGCAGAATACATTAGACCCGGTAGATAGCGTTATCAATCCATTATTAGTTGGTCCCAATGCAGGATTGCCTGGACCAGTCAATGGTCGTAGATATTTGATAGTAGAGTCTATTGGATCAGAAGGCGATTCTACAGTAGCATGGGGTGACTTGGTTGCTAATGCTAATGATATAATTG